AAGTAATGCGCCTCTTGTTTTTCCGAATACATATGCGTAGTGGACCGAGATCCGTGGTTCCTGTTGCGAGAAATCTATAGCCGCCCACTGGTCCCCTTCTTCCGGTAGAAACAGACTGCGTATCATCGGGCCCATCTCAGGATCTCGCGCCGGTATTTGCTGTAGATTTGGATTTGACATGGATATGCGGCCCGAAACGGTTCCGCCATCGTCAGAGCGTATCTGGTTGATGTGGCTATGTATGCGTCCATCCGCGCGGCAGTGCTTCATTATAGTGTTGATAAACGTGCCGCTGGTTTTGTTCAGGTTGCGGGCCTGCACGATTAGCCGTGCCAACTCATGGTCATGGTCCGTCAGAAACGATTTGGTAAATGACGGCGCGTTCTTTTCTGTTTTGGGATACGGTATGCCCAGCGCGTCAAATGCTTTGGCGATAGATGCCGCTGCCCATAGCTCTACGTCCATACCGGCCACGCTTTTGATCTTAGCAAGCACTTCTTTTTCTTTTTTTAGAAGCGTGTTCCGCGTTTTCTCGACCCTGTTCTGATCTATGCGTACACCGCGCCACGTCATGTCGATTAAGCAGGGCAGAAGCTTTAGCTCCAGCTTTGCGATTGGCCACAACTCTTCCTTGGTAAGCTGGGTAGACAGGTGGTTCCACAGATCAAGTGTAATCTCTGCGTCGTTCTGGGCGTATGGCCCTACGTACATAGCGGGCATCTTCCACATTTCGGATTTGGGGTCTAAACCAAACTCGCGGGCCGCTTCTTGTAGGGTCTTTTCAGTCTTTATCTTACCCAGCAGATCGTAGCAGAGTGCGTTGAGGCTGTAACTGAACCGGTTCTCATCCAGCAGCGAGGCTATCAGCATGGTATCTATGATGCGTCCGTTGAGCGTGAAGCCCATGCGCTTGATCCAGCCCGCGTCGTACTGTGCGTTATGCATAATTTTATCGGCAGGGCACTCAAATACTTTCTTCAGCCATTTGTTGACGATGCGCTCATCCAGATTGCCGCCGCCCAGATGCCGGATTGGTATGTATCCGGCCCAGTCTGCAACGGCTATGGCATAGCCCACCACCTCACCGTCACCAGTGGGCCATCCGGGCCCGTTGGACTTGAGGTTGGGGTCTTTTGTCTCAACGTCGATGGCTATTTGTTTGGCGTCGAATATGTCAGGCAACTCAGCCGGTGGAACCCATTCACTCTTAGGTCCAAACATCGTCATTTGTAGTGCCATAATCTTTCCTAACTGCCGCCATCTCTGTGCCCTGCACAAGAACGGTCCAGCCCGCTTTGAGGTAATGCTTTAACATTTCGATACGAATAAACCGTACCATTACTCTTCCCCACCCAGTGCGCCATAGCCGCAAATGTCTACCCAAGTATCCTCATGCTTCGGCGTTGTGCTAAGTCGTGCTAACTTGATAGCAACCATGCACTGATACACTTGGGGCACTGTGACAGGTGTATCTAGCAGAACTGACCACAATTGGGCAATACGGGCGTGGTTTTCATAAGCATCGCCGTAATCCTTGGCCCGTGCGCCGTTGATTTTGGTTTTTGCTTCTTTAAGTATTTCATTGCGGTTCATATCTGGTAACTCCTTGTGGCATCGTCAGGCTCAACTAAGTAAAGGTTCTCCTTGGTCCGTGTCAGTCCGACATAAAACACACGGTGCAAATCGTCCGGCGCGAGTTCCGCGGCCTTTGATGCGGCTGGTGATATCTCTGTAAACAGAACCACGTTGTCAGCCTCGCCGCCTTTTGATCCGTGGATCGTGGACAGATTGATGCGAGGCTCTGCATTGAACTTTTCACCACGGCGTAACAGCGCGGTGATGTAGGCACGGTCTGCGCTGGGTAACTTATCCATCGCTGTATGCCAGATGCAGTTATGAATGTAATCCATAGTAACGCTTGAGATTGGAACGAATTTAATAAGTCCGTGGTGCGCGATCAGTTCATCCAGTGTCACCATATCATCATCAGCCAGTGCCGGTAGTTTTTTAAATCCCCGCTTGACCCTGTCATTGACGGACATATAATTGTAGATGGTTCGTGCGGTTTTGCCCGTTACCTCTTTACCTTTTCTCAACTGCTCCCAGCCATTAACAGCGTCGCTCAGACTTTCTGATATTGAACGTCGGCCACGGTAGTTAAAAAGATAGCCACGACTCCGTAGGTCTGCGGTTATATCTGACAGGAAATACGCGGCTTGTGCCAGCACGAGCCACGAACCCTCAGAAAAATCAACCATCTCAGCGCGGGCTATGTGTTCTACGTTGCCTCTGTCTGTGCGAGGCAGATACTTTTTAGTCACACGGCGTTTGATGCGCCGAACCACACGTTCTGCCAGAGGGTGCACGGAAGCTGGTACACGGTAGGATTGCTCTAGTACCTCGTAGCCACCGTTGAGTCCGATAAAGTGTTCTACGTCTGCACCGGCCCAGCGGTATATGGCTTGATCATCATCACCGGCTGCGTAGATGCGCTCAGAATGTTGCTCTAATACATGAGCCACGTCCCATTGCAGGGGCGACAGGTCTTGCGCTTCGTCAACGAAAGTGACAGCCAGACGAGGACAGAACTGGGCACTCTCGTTGACAAAGACCTCTAACATGTCGGTGAAATCAAAAAGCTGGTATCTTTTTTTGTATTCCTGCAACGCGGTAGCCACATACTTTACCGTATTCCAACTCTCGCCTATCTCGCTTTCATCATACTGTTGACGCAAGTCTATCTTACGCAGCCGCGCTAGGTTCATCAGATTGACGATTGGGCTACTGCTTTTATTGAGATCAAACGCATCCTCTCCAGATAGGCTGGAACCATCTACGTTAAGATTATAACCCAGTGCGATCCCCACCTCTTTGTAGTGTTCTGGTTGCATGACCTGTTCCTGACGTATGCCGGACAAGCGCAGAGCAAAGCTATGCAGGGTGCGGAACCACGGCAGTTGTGACTTATCCAGATGAAACCGTGCACAAGCCCGCTCAACGGCCTCGTTTGCAGCCTGACGCGTAAACGCAAAGTAACCGATATGCGTGGGGTCTACGCCGTTAGCCAGAGCCTCATCCACCTTGTTCAGAAGGGCAGTGGTCTTGCCTGTTCCGGGCGGACCGTAGATGCGGAATATCTTAGTATCCATGCTCTTCGTCCGTTAAGTCTTGTATGTCTTGCATCAGATGCACAAACACAGGGGTTTGTTCACCTACCCATGAGCCCAGTACGTTAACAAAGAAAAAGTCTACAGCTTCATCGTGACTCATGCCGTCGCGCTCACAAAGTATGGCTATGCACTTATGATAATCGTATGCCACCAACGGCTCCTGACCAAACCGGTGGCACACACCAATAAACGCTTTATCAAACCCATCTGCTTTCAACATTAGAACGGAGCCTCCTCTTCTCTACCAAAATCTGGCGTTTTTATGTCTAGCTCAACGGACTCGTATGCAGGTATTTTCCATACCCTCACTGGCCTCCCTTTTATTCTAAGGAGCATACTTTCTCCTCCCAGATCACGAAGCCGTTGAGCTATCTTGTACGGCTTATATTCAAAAAACTTGTTACGTTTTAAAAAAGCCTCAAAATCTTTCAGTCTAAAATATGTGACGCTTGCTTCCTCATCAGTCCAAGGCCGCTTGAGCAATATCTCCTCGCGGTCTTTTGCTTTTTGTAAGTGAGCGCAAAACTCTTCTAAATAATCGTAAAACTGCCCGCTCGTGCTGGCATCCTCTGCCACGTCGATTATCGCGCTTTCATTAGCGTTCATCTCCCGCATCAACGCACCTATGCGTCCTTCCCATACCTGTTTACTGACAGAGCGGGGCATCGTGTTAAGTTGCTCCATACAAGCCTTTTGAAACGCGGGCTGACTCATCAACCCCTCCGTATCTAACTCAAGCGGCTCCCCGTTTACATCAACAAACCAGACGGGTGGGTGCGAGTTATATTTTCGTAGATTAGCTATGGCGGCACCCTGTATAGCCGCACCTATTCCATGTTTGCGTGTCTGGCACAGTTCTTTATTACAGTGCGCGTTAATCGGTGCATCGCTACAACGGTAGGCGTAATCCTTCTTTTCAAGCTGCTTTGCAACTATGTTGACCTCATTCAGCGGCAGCGGCGGCTCAAGATACTGCATGTTATATGTCAGTATCTCTGACTCCCAGCTATCCGGATACGCTTTGCGTAAGTATACGCCTATGTTGAACAGCCCGTTGTTGCGCCCACCCTCGCTGATCTTGTTCTTGATCAGGAACTGTAAGCACGGCGGTCCGTCGTTCATGTTGGACGTTTCGGGATCATCCGTGATTTGAAGCTTGATCACCTGTTCAGGCGTCTGCTTGTGCTCTTCGTAAAGAGCAATAAACTCATCCAGAGTAGCAGACGTGCCGTCGTCCTTGATGGCATACCGTAAGCCGTCCTCTGCGTCATAGTATGGCAGGTTCAGAAAGTTACCTACATCGTCACGGTCCAAGTGCAATTTAATCTGTTTTGGAAATATCTCACTGCCACCATATCCCAGTGCAGCCGATACCTGTTGCAGTGTGGACTGCATGTCTTTGGCATCTACCCAGTCCGTGGTGAACAGAAAGCAGTGTGCGCCGCCTGATTTGGAGCGGCACACCACAAGTGGTAGCTTCAGCTTACGGATCTTTTCAACCA